CGGCTACCTTCTTGTCGCGGAACATATCCACTGTCATGTTCTTCTTGGCGACGCTGCGCTGTCCCTCCGGATGGTTCTTCGTTGGTTCTGTGTACACCCACTCCGTGACGATGCCTGCTCTGTCCAACGCATCAGCAAGATCGTTGTCGCTGTCGATGTTGAGGTCCTTGGCCTTCAGCCGCTTACGTAGCCAGTTGTCCGCCGTGATGACTGCGCGCTCGTAGATGATGATGTCAGAGTTAAGCAGCTTCTGATCAACGCGTAGACCTTGGCGTTCGTTGTCCAGCAGTATAGGCATCAGTTGACGTTCACGATTGTAGGCTTCGAGCATACCTCGCTTCACGATTTCCGGATACACCTTGACGAACAGCTTATAGGTGCGCATCACGTCGCCGTCGGCGTACGTACCTACTAGATCACCGGGAGCTTGCCAGATGTGAGCACCCCAGTCCTTCTGCTTCTTGCGGCAGATGCCGTGGTCTTCCAACCAGTCACGCACTGCATCGCGTTCGTCTGGAGCCATCCCAAGAATAAGTTCTGCCGCTGGCTTCAAGCTAATGGAGCGAGCATGTGGATCGTGGAGGAACAGAAGGAACAATGTGTCGTGGTACATACTCCAATCAAGACGCTTCTGCTGCATGTGCTCTTCAAACACATCAACGTCAAACGCACTGTTGTGATACAGCAACGGAATGCCGGACTTGTATGCGCGGGTCAGTTCTTTCTGCGCTGCACTCTTCGTTGTGTTGTTCTTGGTTGGGTGTCCCCAACCATGATAGGTGGAGCGTTTGTCTTGAGGCCACTTAATGGAAAAGCCGACCGGCACCGGAGGGTACTTGGGTCGGCTCTCAAAGCCGTGTGTCTCTGCATCGACGACGATGACGTCCGGTATCTTTGCCACGACGTGCTCCTCAGCAGCTCTTCATCAGAGCCTTACGTTCACGCTGCGATCGCAGCAGATTAGCGCGTCCGTAGATGCGCAGGAGGAATTGCGGACGCTTGCGTCCAGCCTGCTCTTCCTTCAGCAACTCCCACGCCGGGTCTTCCTTGATCTTCTTGAGCGCCTTGTTCAAGGCATCCCAGCTATCCAGCTCGTTCGACATACTGTCCTCCTGTGATGAGTAAGTGCGGTTTCGTTCGCCCGAGGCGTTGTCACAGACCGCAAACTGTTTTGTCAGCCGTCAGATGCTCAAGACACAACTAGCTACGTAATGAGAGTCCATCTGATGCCGCCATCCTCAAACAAGAAGCGTAATCCAAGGTGGTGTTCGATGATGTCCCTCTCCTCTGGCGTCGCGTCCTGAAGATGTACGGAATAAAACTTGCCGTACGTCTTGTTTCCAGCCGGTGTCGGCGCGCCGTAGTACTCCATCTTCCGCTCGCTGTGACCGGTCTGTTGGTCGACGACTACGAAGTCACCCGGGATGGTGATGTACTTGCCAGCCTCGAGTTCATCCGGAGTCGGTCGTGACGTACTGCTTCGACTTTCCAACATTCCTGCGAACGGATTCGGCACGTCGTCGAAGTAAGCCTTGTGCGGCCAACCGTACTTCTGATCAGCGAAGTGACCCTTGGCTCCTTCCTTGATTGCCGCCGCGACGTCCGAGGGATGCATGCTCCCGCAGTAACCGCAGTTGCGCAGCCTTCCGACCGTGGTGCGTGCGTTCGCCATATCCGGAGGAATGGCTTCGTTCCACGGCACGAGCTTGTCCGGGTAAAGATGCAGCCCGATATGGTTCATACGGTGCTTATGAGCAACGGATTTGTCCACGGTCAGAACTTCCTCTTCTTCGCAGCCGCTGGAGCCGCCTTTGCCGGAGCTTTGCTGGTCTTTGCCGGGGCTTTAGCAGGCGCAGCAGGCGGAGCGCTGCGGCCACGGGCCGCTGGCGCTTGCTTTGCCGTTGGCTGGCGTTGCTGCGCCCGCTGCACAGGCACCTGCCGACCTGCCTTTTTGGCACCGCGAGCAGGCTTGGCCTCGGGTTCTTCGTACGGCGCATACGGGAACTCGATCTCGGCTGCAGCCTTCTCGGAAAGCTCGCACAACCTTTCGAACGTTTCCGCGTCTTCGATCTGATCGACGAGTTCGAACTTCATCTTGAACTGCGTCTTGTCATCGCGGACAAGGCTGATGCGCGTAACGACGCCGAGCGGCGGACGATTGAGGTTGTTCGCCAGCGAACGCACGTAACCCGCCCAGCCCTTGACGCTGGTAACCGGAACCTTGATGTAGGCGATCTCGGCATTCTCGATGTCGTCGATCTGGTCGGCTGGGATGACGGCGAGGCGGCGAATGTTCTTCGCTGCCTTGCCCTTACCGGTCTCGGCAGATCCCCATTGGTTGATGTCGGAGTCTTTGCAAAGTTCGCCGGCGTATTCCGGTATGGAGTTCGGATGCCACGTCATCTCGTCTTCGTCGCGACCGAAGGCGAATGCAATCGGCGATTGCGGGTTGTCCGGATCGTAGCGGTCGCCGTAGTAGACGTACTCGATGATGTGATCGAGGACAACCACGTCCATCTCGTTGTCTGGCATCTCTGCACCGTTGTACGACAGAGCGCCGCCTTTCGTACTGATGAAGGTTCCACCACCGCCGACGCGCGCTTCCACGCCGACTGCCGCTGCCGCCAGTTGCTTCATCCTCTCTTCGAAGACGGTCATGCTCTTACCGCTGGTTTTCTTCGTCGCCTTCTTGGCGGGTGCTGCTTGCTTCTTGGTTGCCATGAGCTTAGTTCCTTAGCTGTTAGTTGGTGGTACGTCTAACTTTTTATCCCGCTCGACGTAGCGGTATCTTCGCCTAGAGGCGATGAACTTCTGCACCTGCTTCACGCAGGTCTTTGACGATGGCGCTGATAAGAGCATCAGCAAAATCGCTGGAGTCGTGCACCTTATTACCGCAGCTGGGACAAGGCTGGTCGGCAACATCAAGAGCAGCGTCCAACGCGCCTTGCACTGCGCTGTATTGGATGGTGATGCTTTGCATGCTGTCCAACAAGTCCAGCAGCTCGGTTTCACCACCCATGATGTGCTCGGTTACTAGCTTGTCACCTTGCGTGCGGGCGATGGCGAAGCTGAATCCGACCACCGACGCTGGGCTGATAGCGCCGAGGTAGTTGGTTTTGTGGATGAACAACTCCTCTGCACTAGCCAGCATTTCTGGCTTGGTGTGGTTTAGCGCCAGCACCATCTTTTCACGCAGATGTTGCATGGCTTCGTTATACTTCTGCTTCAGCAGATTTTTGAGATTCATGGACCAACTCCTACTTCAGTTTGTGCATGGAAAGAGAAACAACGACGAACGGCTCAACGCCAGGAATCTTCTTCCCAGCATCCCAGCGCTCACCGATTGCCTTGGTGTTCGGTCGCGTGACCATCAGGTCCTCGTTGCCTTTCTTGCGAGCGTAGGCTTCGAACTTCTTCTCGTCCTTCACCTGCGGAACTTCCTTCTTGACGATCTCGACGCGCACCAACTTACCCGCGATGCCGCCTGCCTTAGACTTGGGTAGGTTGTCGATGATGTGCTCGCGCAGCTCCAACTCGAACTGCTGGTAAGGCTCGGACGCTTTCTGCAACGCCAGCCGCGCTTCACGAACGCGACTATACATGTCGGCTGCTTCAGCCAGTGTCTTGGGCACCTTGGGTGTGCGCGGCAGAGTAAACAGTTCGCGCGCGCTCACTCTCGCGCGAGTGCCTACGGTTTCCGTCTGTGTGGTAGCCGGTCGTTTCTTCGCTTCGGATTTGTCCACAATGCGGCCCGTCTTCGAATCACGGACTACTTTGCGAACAACAGAAACCTTCTTCTTGGTAGCCATGTCAACTCCTCAGTAGTAGGACGCAAGCGCGTCCAAGGTCATTGTCCCACCGCAATTGCGCAATTGCAAGGAAGAGCTAAAGGTCGATCTTCGACCTGAATCCCAGGAAGGTTGGAAACCTCGGGCGTTCCTTACCACCACCTGGGAAGTACTGATACTTCACGATCTTACCGAGCAGATGCTTACGCGCTTCCCAGAACTTGACGCGCTCATCCGCCGTGAATCCGCTGCCGATGCCGAACGAGAACTTACTGCCATAACCCTGTACAATGAACGAGCCGAGCACACCACCACCCACGCGATTCTCCTTATGACTGGAGCGCTTCATGCGACCGAGGTTGTCCTTGGTCGCCTCGTTCTCATTGTGTTGCAACTCTTCGAAGCCGATGATGGTCGCCTCGGCGTCCTCGAATCGCTTGAGCTTGAGCAGCCATTGCTCGCGCTCGGTGCTGCGTCCAAATTTGTATGAGCTGTCAAAGCTGCGGAGCATTACGCCTTCGTAACCGAGCGAGAGCTGCTCCATCTCGTAGGCCGTCAACTGGTCTGGCGTTTTGATCTCGGTCTGTGGCAGCAGCACCACGTTCTTCGGCCAGTTACGCGCTCGCGCTTGCAGGTGCGCTAGTCGCGCTGGATACGGTTTATCCCACATGGTATGTACGTCGAACACGTACAGCCGTACAGCAGGTTCCCCAGCGACGCTCATCACGCCGCTGGTTGTATCTCGGTACACAGTGGACGCGTACGCCTCGCCAACTATCAGCTCGCCGTCAAGCCCGTCCAGTATGCTGCGTCCGAACAAACTCTGCACATATTTATTCGGGATGGACAGTAGCTTGCGACTAAGCACGCATTCGCGATTGATAACAGCGCGAACGCCATCCAACTTTGGACTCGCGTATAGAGGATACCGCAGTTTGCGGATATCTGTGCACTTGGCAGCGAGCATCGGTTTCATTAGTTCAAGCCTCCCGCTTCATTGATCGCCATTTGCGCAGCCAGCCGATCGATGTGGCGGAGAGAGTGGATGGCGAGCGCGGCGATGTACACCAAGGGAGAACGAGCGTTGACGCTATCGTATCGCTCGACAAGCTCGGCGTTCGCTATAATAGTGCGTGCTGCGTCGGTCTGTCCATCGGGTGTTGGGTATCCCGGTCCACCGATCTTACCTAGTTGGTCCCAGATGTCTTCGCTGACCTTAGCGCTCAGCAGGTACTCTGGGTCTTGCTCGGCTTCTATCTGCTGGTGCGCTCGCTCGAGATGCTCTTTCGCCCAGTGGCGGGCCTGTTGATTGGTGCACTTGCCTGTAAGAAGGCGATCGATGACTTCGAACAGGTTCGGTATTACAGTTTGGTTATCCATTAGTCCTCCACGACTACAAGTTGATTGAACAGTTCTGGGATGTTGATGTCATCAAAAGCTTCAGTACAGGGAAACAAATCTTGTCGTGCGAGAATTACGATGCAGCTTGCCATGAACAAATCCGGATGTGCGCACACACATCCTTCGGTGAACGCCTCTTGCTGTGCCAACAACAAATCATCGTAGTCGTCGACAAACTCAATACCTTCATAATGACGACCGTAGCAAGCCAGTATCAACGCAGCGGGAATCAGTTGGAAGTCCAACTTAGTTAACTCCAACTGAAACCCGCTGTGCAATGTAGCCTTGAACTGGTCGACCATGAATGCATCACCGATGCCGCCGAAGTAACGATCCAGAGTGAGTCGCGCGCGGCCCCGAAGATTCGGCTGGATGAACGCTACTTCGGCGGACTTCGTCCGACGTCTCTTCGTCCTGGTTTTTAGGGCATGACGCGCCATAGAAACATCCCCACGCTAAGAACCATCAACGAAGCACCGACGCAAGCCATGATGACGCCGAAGCCTGTGCGTGGAGTTGGCGGTCCGTTCGTGACACCGGGCAGTAACATGAGCAGACCGAGTATGAAGCACATCATTCCGATTACGAAGAGCATTTCAGCAACCTCCAGAAAGGCGTCTTATCCCAGGTGAGGGCGACGCGTATCATTATCGCAAGCTCGCTTGGCTTTGCGTTTATCACCGTTTGTTGGTCGTCACGGTTGTACATAGAAAACTCTTCGTTGACCGTGTCCAAGGTTCCACCCTTCAGCTCGGTGCTCATGTTGTGCTACCTCGTCAAGCGGTACCGTGGTACATCATGAGGATGGCGAAGCCGACGAGGACTTCGAACCAGAACATGGAAGTGGATTGACGAGCTTCTTTGTTCCAGAATTCCTTGTTCTGTATGGCCACGACGATCATGATGATGTACATGATCAACATCAGTACGAATGTAATGTGTGCGTTCATTGTTAAAACTCCTACGCTTTCGGCACTAATGTCGGTGAGTGCTGTTCACCGTTTTACGGCTGCAGAATCCAGAAATCGTCTGCGAGTTCCGGGTTGCAGACGTAGTCATACGGGATATGGAAGTAACCGTGCACTCCCCATTTGGTACCCCAGCTGTTGCGCACCAGAAACTGCTGCGTGTCGTCGTCGTATCCCATCAACAACACCGCATGACCGCCGAGCAGTTTTTCTTCACGCAAGTTTGGCATTGGTACCACGCCGCTGCGTGCTACGGTGTCGGACTCGAAGTATTCATAAATGCTGAGTCCGATGATCACCGGGTAGTCGCTGAACACCGCTGTCTTCACAGCGTGTTCGTTTACGGCCACGCGTCTGTACCCAACGCAACGGTGATGCAACGCAGCGTTGTATGTACTGCTATACGGCCGGTGCAGCATCTTGGTGAGGTCGTACGGCCACGCTATTTCTGAACACGCGCCGATCTTGTTAAGCACCTTGACAGCAGATCGATTCATCGCTCCAGCGTCGCTGTTCTCTGTATGCTCCAACACACGTTCGTTGTAGTAGACGAACAGCCGACTGAAAGCGAACGGCTTGTGTCCCAGCTTCAACTGCTCGTAGGTGAGGGCCGCGGTCGCCGCGTTGGCCGTGCATGTACCGCCGTAGTCTTGGTCGTACGAGGGCGGCATGTTGTGTCGATGCAGTTGATTGATCGAACGAGGCAGCTGAGCTGCTCGCAAATTGGTTTCCCACGGAATGTCTCGGGCATCGAGGGAGTCTGACTTCCAGCTGTAGTCCCGTTTCATACCTTAACTCCCATCACCTCAGTGTCGTTGTTGTAGCGCCCGCGCACGGAATAGCTGCGGTCAGCGGGGACAGGTACGTGTTCGAAGAACACCATCTGGCCGATACGATCGCCGGGACGGATGCGAATGGAGTGGTACTGCGTCATGTTCTTCAACTCAAGCGTCAACACACTGCCCGACCAGCCGCTGTCGCACCAGCCTGCGTTGAGATGCTCCAGCCCGAGCCGCGCCATGGACGACTTGAGTTTGTACTCAGCGGAGATGTCGTTCGGCAGGTGAAAGGTCTCAAGAGATTGCGCGAGAATGAACTCACCCGGTCTGATAGCGTACCCTTCCGAGTTCAGGTAAATCTTTTCCATCGACAGATGGTCGCGATTGCGCAGCGACACTTCGCGTCTGATGGATGGAGGACCGCCGATACCGCCTCCCTCACCACTCTTCTCCACCATAATGGCATCGCCCAAGCGAATGTCGATGCTGGTGGTGTTCACCATTTCGATGTCGCTACCGGCAACGATGCCGCGCGCGATGAGTTGACAAAGCTGACTGTATGCGAGAAGACTCATTTCTTATTCCTCTTGGTTGTTCCCATCGTGATGACGCTGGCCTCGGCCAGTTTCTTTGTCCTGCTCTTCCAGCGAAGAATGCCGTTGCCTCCGCACATGTCGCACACCTTTGGTATCTTGTTGGTGAAGCCCTTCTGTTTGAACGTGCGTCCGGCTCCCTTGCACGACGGACACAGTTCGCCCAGCATCTCCAACTCCTTGTCGTACTTGCGTCGCTTCTCCGGGTCCAACAACACTGCAGCAGCGCGTGTGATGTCCGTCATCTTGTCGTGGTTGCCGCCACGATCCGGATGGTGTTCGCTCGCTGCCTTGTAGTACGCAGTCTTGATAGACTCTTCATCTGCGGACTTATCCACTCCCAGCACTCCATACAAGGTGTCCATCAGCAGTCCTCCTGCATTACCAGATACAACGCCAGCAACTCTTCGATGGTGAAGTTGCCTTCAAGGTACACATGTTCTTCCGTGGGCGAGCGCCCAAAGTCCACCAAGCCGCTGCAACCCAGCGCGAGTTGCTCTTTATTGAACCCGCTCCGGTGGATGCTTATCAGCACGTCGTACTGTGCTCCCGGCACTTCGACAGACTGCTGTATTTCGATTGGGAATACCTTGTCAGTATCGCTTCTGCCGTATGCCACTTTCTTCTCCCGGTTGTTCATCAGAATTTCGCTTTCGCAGGCGTCTTCGCTGCGCGTTCGGTGTCGTACGCCTTGCCAATGTCAACGGCATTCATGCGCATATACTTCTCTTCGTTACGCACAGCCCACAAACGCACCTGACCGCGTGACGTGCGAATGCCCGTTGTGCCCGCTGGCCGTTTGAATCCCGCTCGCTTCAGCTCACGCGCCATGCCGTTGGATGTGACTCGCTTTGTCTGTAGTGGGTCGTACAAGGCGAGGAGGTCCTCGGCTCGCCAGAGATCGTGCTTAATGGCTATGCTGTCCATCCGCAACACGCTGTCTGGTGAATCGCGCAATAGAGCGACCCATCCACCGAGATCGGAGCGCCCACTGTCTATCATCTCCAGCTTGGCTTCCGTCACCATCGCCGGAGCCTTGGGCTCGAAGCCCTTGAGCGACAGCGACAGTAAATGGTGGAACAAGTGGGAGGGTCCGTCGCCGTTGAGCCAAGCGTCGTAGCGAGCGTAGAACTCACGGTCTCGTGGTGGGCCCTTCACCTCGTGGATGAAGTTACGTCGGTCGTCGTCCTCCAGAAAGAAGCTGTCCGGATGGTTGGAGGTGAAGTAGTAGTTGATGCAATCCGGCACGGTATACGACGGTACGTACTTCGGGTTTAAGCGCAGGAGCTGCTGAGTGATGATGGACTTCATCCGGTCGGCCTGTCCACGCTTGTCGCCGCCGGTTATTTCGTCGCCCATGACAAACTGTCTGTTCTCAGCCCATTCATTGTGCGACTCGTGTAGGTTCTTGTCGCCGATCTCAGTGAAGTTCGCACCATATATCTTACCGAGCGTGTACCCAATCAGTGATTTACCCGTACCGTGACGCAGACCCCAGATGAGTACGCACGAATACATCTTCGTTCCTGGATACTGCAGCGGGTATGCACACCATTGCTCGAACCAGTCGCGCGCCTTCTTGTCACCGAAGAACAGATAGTCCAGTAGGTCTCGCCACGGAGCGATGTCTCCCGGCTCGGCGTCTATCCCCCATCCGGGCCAAACGTTTAGTTCGTTCTTCTGGGTTATGCGTCCATCTCCCGGCTTGTACGTCACTCTCGCTACCTCAGCGCGTTGCGGCCACTTTAGCCATTCTTTGGCTGCGTTGCGCTCTACCAGTTTTGTTCCCTTCTCGCTCTCCTGCGCCTCGTGGTAGATACGCGTGGAGTATGCGTGGTCGGTGAAGGCTCGCGGACTAATATGTTGGAGGTTCTCCATGCGAAGGATGACGCCGGGATCGCGTACGTACACCACTTCTTCGTTCAGGGCGAATAGTTCGCTCGCTGCGCGCCACTCCGTTCCGGTATCCAGCAGCTCACGGAAGGCATTTATCCCCTCTTCAACTATGTAGTCGTCAACACCTATCTTCACGTTCGGCGGTCCCTGTGGGATGCGAACGATCATCGGTTCCGCGCCGAGCATAGTTAGCTCGCGCGCGAGGGCGTTCTCCGCTGACATCACCTGCGGATTTGTCACCGCATCGGAGTCATAGCAGATGTAGACGGTGCGCCCCTTCCACGCGAACTCTTTGAACTGAGGCAGCAAAGGGAACCTCGCGCTCGTGCTTTTAAAACACCACACGCCGCCAAGCCCGATAGTTGGTGTGCCGTTGCGCGTGGCACACGCCGCTTTGAGTTCGCCTTCGGTTATCACTACTGGGATATCGCTCGACGCGGCGATCATCTTCCAGTTGGTCCCCGCTACTGGAGGCAAATAGATTTCGTTTACGGACTTGCCACTCTGCGCGTAACGCAAAGGCTTCTTGGTTGTGAGGGCATCGAAGCCAACCTTTGTTGATTCGAGATAGCGGTATCGCCAGAACTTCGTTCTGCGACCCTCAAGATCAAAGTACGGGATTCTGAATCCAGCGAAGTAGGCAGGTAAGTTACCAAGCTTCTTCGCCTCTGAGCCGGTGAACGGTTCGAGACTCAGCACCTTCGCATCTTTCTCGTCAAGACCCGAGCCATCGAGTTTGTCGAGCATCATTCTACGCACGTCGCGCACGTTCAGGGCACCACGTGGTGCCGAAATACTGTTCTTCATGTTATCCCCATTGTCTGTGAATCCACCAATTACAGATCGCGCAGTTGCTGAGCAGAAGGTGGTCCAGTCCTTCTACCGCCGGGGTCCTTCCCGGTCAACTTGTAGTGGCAAGCCAGCAACGCGCGCAGACAATTGTGCACGTGCAAAAATAAAAGGACAACAGAAGACGCGCAAGTGATTGTTTTGCAAGGGCTGTGCTTGTTTTGGTTGTGTTTCTCTGGTCTGTACTCTTAACTAAGAGTACTATAACTACTCTTCTCTCTATATCTTTCTAAATTAGAATTAAAGATAAATAGCAAAACATTGTCTGTTTTTGTCCTAGGCTCTTTCATTTTATGATTTGTTTTGCATTTGTTTTGCATTGTTTTGCATTGTTTCTTAACAATCAGCGCCACGACTCCAGTCATGTCCCGCCATCAGGTGCAGGAAAGCGAAACGTCACGAGGGTTGGACAGTGTCTTGCGCGGTAGCATTTTCCTCCGGATAATTCTCCACCAGCTCCAGGATATACTCGTCCATCGCGCGAGGAGACTCCCGGATACGAATAGGGGACATCTGTGAAGAAGACCAAGACGAAGCCAAGGACGGCGGCGAAGAAGATCACGTCCAAGACGAAGCCCCGAGCGCCTCGTACGCGATCGCTTTGTCTCCAAGCCTTCGTGCCAAAGCTCGAGGAGATCAATGTCAAGTACCACGACATGGATGAGTCAAAGATCCCGAAGGCTGCGTGGCAAGACCTGCTCAACGAGATCAGCGAGCGCGGTAACATCACCGACTCATGTAAGGTAGTCGGCATCAAGCGCATCACGGTGTACAAGCGCGCCGACCGAGACCCTGAGTTCGAAGCAGCGATGAAAGCCGCACATCAGCGCGGTCTCCTCACACTTGAGGATCATGCAGTGAAACGCGCTGTACGAGGAGTGGACAAGCCTGTCTTCTTCCAGGGAGTTGAGGTCGCTCGCGTGACTGAGTACTCCGATACGCTCCTCCAGTTCCTTCTGCAAGGCAACGATCCCAAGTACAAGCGCAAGCAGGAGATCACTGGCGCTGACGGTGGACCCATCGCGTTGCTGGTGCAGCTGACGGACGAGGAGCTTGACGCTCAGATCGCGAAGCTACACAAGGAGGCAGGCGAACTACCATGAGCGAGACTCGCCAAGCCAAGATCGGTCTAGCCCTTGCGCTGCAGGAACGTCTGCGGCGTAATCGCTTGGCATTGGCTGAAAAGGCGAAGACGGACCTGTTCACATTCTTCCGCCATTACGCGTGGCCTGTCCTTGAGCCGACACGTGAGTACATCCATGGTTGGCATGTTGATGCGATTTGTGAGCACCTGATGGCCGTACACAACGGACAGATCAGCAACCTCATCATCAACATGCCGTTCCGCATGCTCAAGTCCACGCTCGTCACGCAGACATTCCCCGCGTGGGAGTGGACAACACAGCCCGGACTTCAGTTCCTAACTGCGTCGTACGCCACCAAGCTCGCCACACGCGACGCTGTGAAGAGTCGTAACATCATCGAATCGCAACTGTACCAGCAAGCGTTCGGCTCTGTGTTCCACCTCACCAGCGACCAGAACGTCAAGTCGCACTACGAGAACAACAAGCGCGGACATCGGTTCATCTCATCCACGGATGCAGGTGCAACGGGCTTCGGTGGTGATCGCATACTTCTCGATGATCCGCTCAACACCAAGGAAGCTGACAGCGAAGCCGCGAGGGAATCCAGCATCGAGTTCATTCGCGGTACGTTGTCCACACGTATGAACGATCCCAACTCGGGCGCATCCATCGTCGTTCATCAACGTCTGCACGAGCGCGACGCCACTGGCTTCCTCATGGAGGAACAGCCCGGAGTGTGGGAACATCTGATACTGCCGATGCGCTACGAACCGAAGTGCTTCGTATTCATCAACGGTAAGCGCACCGAGGTGGATACCAAGACAGTGATGACTGCGACTGGCTTCGTCGATCCACGTAACGAACCGGGTGAGCTACTCAATCCTGAGCGCCTCGGTGACGTAGCGGTAGCCAAGTTGGAAAAGGCAATCGGCGCGTACCACACAGCAGCTCAGTTGCAGCAGAACCCGACCAGTCGTGGCGGCGTGATCTTCGCACGTGGTGACTGGAACTTCTACAAGGCGCTGCCCGAGCTTGAAGAACTCGTGCTCAGTGTCGACTGCTCATTCAAGGACACCGACGGCACCGACTTCGTCTCCATCCAGGTCATCGGGCGCAAGGGTGCCAACAAGTATCTCGTCAAACGCATCAAGGAACGCATGGGCTTCGGCGCTACGGTCAAGGCTGTTCGTTCTGTGCGAGCTGCATACCCTCGCGCGATCGCGGTCCTTATCGAGGACAAGGCGAATGGTAGCGCCGTAGTGGAGACGCTCAAGGTCGAGATTCCTGGTGTCATCGCCATCACACCAGACGGCGGCAAAGAAGCGAGAGCATACGCTATTCAGCCGCAGCACGAAGCAGGTAACTTCTGGCTCCCGGATCCATCGCTCGACTCCGACATCGAAACATTCCTCACTGAGTTGTCTGCGTTCCCAGGTGGACCGCACGACGACGAAGTTGACGCATGGACGCAGGGCATCAACTGGTATGCATCCCGTGAGCGTAACATGGGTATGTTGGACTTCTACAAACAACAGAACGCTGAGCTCGAAGCACAGAGGAAGCAGAAGAATGCCCACTGACACGAAAGATCGCGCCTCGGGCGCAGCGTCCAATACTCCGGTGCCCAAGTCGCTGATTGCGCGTGTGGTTGCCGGAATTCGTTTCGCCGCGACAGGCGACACGTCCTGGATGAGTCCAATGACTCCGCCTACGCCCACAGCGCCGAAGAGCGTGGAAGGTCGGTTGTGGGATTATCCCGTCGGCTACAACCTCAACAACCAGCCACGCAGCGGTGAGCCGATCAACTTCAACATGATGCGCTCGCTTGCTGACAACTACGATCTTCTGCGCATCATCATCGAAGCTCGTAAGGACCAGATATCGAAGTTCAATTGGAGCATTCGTCCGAAGGACAAGGACGCCGAGCCCGACGAACGTTGTAAGGAAGCTGAAACGTTCTTTCAGTACCCGGACAAAGTTCATACCTGGGACGACTGGCTGCGGATGCTCGTTGAGGACATGCTCGTCATTGACGCTCCCGCCATCTACGTTCGCAAGACCAATGGCGGTCAGCTGTATGCGCTCGAACCGATGGACGGCTCCACCATCGCTATCCTCATCGACTCCATGGGACGTCGCCCAGTCGCACCCGCTCCAGCCTACGCGCAATATATCAAGGGACCGAACGCGGTACAGTACACGACTGAGGAGTTGATCTACAAGCCTCGTAATCCGCGTACTCACAAGGCGTATGGATACAGCCCGGTCGAGCAGATCATCATGACTGTGCACATGGCGCTACGTCGTCAACTGTCGCAGTTCGACTACTTCGAGGCAGGTACTCTGCCCGACGCTGTCGCCGGTATGCCCGACGGCTGGACCACTGAGCAGATCAGCGAGTTCCAGAAGTACTTCGATAACCTCATGGCGGACTCCACCGTCAAGCGGAAAGTGCGGTACATGCCGAAGGACACCGCGGCGACGTTCAAAGAGGTGAAGGCTCCGCTGCTGAAAGACCTCTTCGACGAATGGCTTGCGCGTGTTGTGTGCTACGCGCTGAGCATTGAGCCAACTCCGTTCGTCTCACAAGTGAATCGTGCTACGGCCGAGACTGCGCGCGAGCAGGCGTTGCAAGAAGGCCTCGTCCCGCTTCAGCGCTGGGTCAAGTCGCTGGTGGACCAAGCGATTGTCAACCACATGGGATACACCGACCTCGAGTTCCAATGGGATGAAGAGGAAGACATTGACCCGAAGGCTCAGGCCGAGATCGATCAAATATACATCAACTGCGGCGTCATGTCGGTACCGTTAGTACAGAAGCGTCTCGGCATCGACAAAGAAGTCGCCGCACTATCACCTACCACGTCTGATGCCATTCCGCAGATGGGTCCGGATGGCAAGCCGCTAATCGTTGATCCCAATGCTCCAACTCTACCGGACGCAGCAGGTGCCGCCGGACCCAATGTGCAAGCGACGGCGCTTAATGGGACGCAGATCACTTCGCTGCTCGCGCTCATACAAGCCTGTGCGGATGAACAACTTCCGCCGGAGTCGGTTACAGCGATGATCGGCGCTGCGTTCCCAATGCTGAGCACGGAGCAGATCAGCGCGATGATCGCGCCACTGGCCAGCTTCGAACCGAAGAAGCCTGACCCTGTCATCGGCGGACTGGATGCCAACGGCGATCTCACTCCTCCGGCTGACGATGGTTCTTCAACGGACGACAGCAACGTCGTACCGATTGGTAAGCCGAAAGCCAAGACTCCAGTCGCCAAGATGGGCGGCTACTACGGTGATGTACACGTCCACGTGACGTTGCCCGAAACCATTGTCGACGTCGCTGGAACCACGGTGCAAGTCAACATGGACGGAGCAACCAAGACTACCACTGTTCCACGCGATGGGGAGAGTTGATATGTTTGTAGGTAATCTTCGTCTTCGTCAAGGTAAGCCGTTCAACTTGCTATTTACGTTGAGTGGCGACGACGTTCCGAGTCTCGCCGGTTTGGATGTTCGTGCGCAGATTCGCGACACCATTGGCGGAACTATCATGGCGTCGTTCACCAGCGCCGGAGGTTCTCCCAACGCCAGCGTCAACAACACGACGAAAGAAATATCACTCGACCTCACATCCACTGTTACGGCTGCGATCGCAGGTCCGACTGAACCTACTACGTGGGTGATGGACGTGGAGCTTTATGATGCCGCCGGACTCGTGCAGCAAGATCTCGAGTCTTACTACATTGATTGGGAACCGGAGGTCACGAAATGAATGTAACGACACCCACCTTCACCGTCGTCGTTGCTGCTCGGGGCGCTCCGGGTCCAGCAGGTGTTCCAGGCGTGAGTGGAGATCACTCAGCGCTGTCCAACCTCACCAACGACGACCATCCACAATATCACAACAACGCTCGTGGCGACGCGCGATACGACCTACTCGGTGCAGCTTCCACCGCACAAGCTGCTGCAATCAGCGCTGCTTCGACCGACGCAACTACCAAGTCAAACGCAGCCCAGACCGCGGCGCAAGCTTACGCAGATACGCTGGTTGTTGGGCTGATCGATGATCGCGGTAATTACAACGCTTCCGGCAATACTTTCCCAGCGTCAGGCGGTAGCGGCTCTGCTGGTGCCGTGCTCAAGGGCGATCTATGGACGGTGAGTGCTGGTGGTACAATTGGCGGGTCGGTGGTGGAAATTGGCGACCTTGTTCGCGCGCTCACCAACGCTCCAGGACAAACTGCAAGTAACTGGGCCATCACCCAGAACAACATCGGTTACGTTCCAACCAGCGCAGCTATTGTTCCGAGTACGGTGCCGAGCGCAGGGCAGATACTCGTCGGCAATGCAGGCGGCACGGCTTACGCGCCTGTGTCTATATCCGGCGATATCACAATCACTTCCGCTGGCGTCGTTGCGATTGGTGCGGGCAAGGTGACTGAGGCGATGCACGTCTTTACCGACAGCACCACCGGTAACTCCTCAGCTTCCCAACATGGCTTCTTGCCGAAGCTGTCTGGCAACTCCACAGACGTCTTCACTGGCACAGGCACGTGGGTGTCGCAGTCGTCTGGCAATCCTTTTGTTGACTCAGCTGCGTTGGTGAAGGGATCTGCCGACGCTACTAAGCAACTGCGTTTCGAGGTTGATGGATTCACCACCAGTACTCTTCGTGTACTGACTCCGCCGAATGCTGATGCGACGATTGCTGGCCTTGAAGTTGCGCAGTCATTCACCGCGCTACAGACACTGTCTGCTGGTGCGCGTATCGCTAGTGGACAGACGCTGGATTGGAACAACGACACCTTCCTCTCTCGACGTGCTGCGGCTGGGTTAGCGTTTGGCGCGGCAGATGCAGCAGCGCCCGTAGCGCAGACAATCTCCTTCCAAGGTTCGCGTGGCGGTACCGACAGCAACGTCGCAGCTGTTGCCACTACCTTCCAGGGTTCGCTAGGCACCGGCAACGCAGCAGCAGGTGACATCGTCTTCAAGACAGGCGCAGTACAAGCGTCCGGTACTACGCAACACGTTGCCACGACGCGATTGACTATCAACGCTTCTGGTTTGACCTTCCCTGGGAACTGGATCAGCGATGCCAATCACATAGTTGATGTGTCTGGTGGGTGGTGGAAATTCAATGTGTTTGGCTCTACGTGCCTTAAGGTGGATTCTAACTCTGTTGACATCACCGCCGTTGTCCCGTTGAAGATTGCCTTACCGCTTCAGCCGTTGGCTACTATCTCAACAATAGCTAGTGCTTCCACCATCAACCCAACAGCAGCCTGGATTCAGTTCGTGTCAGGCACCACCGCCATCGACACAATTACTACCGGTAGCCCGAGTATTGGTTTGGTATGCTTCTTCATTCCAACAGGTGCATTCACCTGGACAACAGCAGGCAACATCGCTGTCGCAGGAACGGCGGTAGTGAACCGTCTAGTCATATTTACCTACTCAGCCACCACCGCAAAGTGGTATCCCAGCTACGTGTAACACATAGGAGCAGCTATGAAGCGTTTCAATCAGGACATGCCGGATCAAGTTTGGAACGCCGTCTGTGGCGGGCTGGACTCCATCGTCCGCCACACCCAAGGTCTCACCACACAACAGATCATGCAGAACGCAGCACTGGTACAGGAGGCGATGAACTTTCTTAACAATGCTGTCGTTGATGCACCGGAGGCAGTAAAGGAATCTCAGCCAGCAGAAGAGGTTCATCAACCTGCTGGTCGTCACGACAACCCACGCGTTTCTCGCAAAAGGAGGTAAGTCATGTTCACTCGCCTACTGTTTCTCTTCGCGCTGCTGGTGCTGACGGGCTGCGGCACCATTGATCGTAAGTTCCACAACCCGCTCTTGGAAGGTGAACCCGGCGCTCACTACGCGCAAGGTCCGGTGGACTACGAAACGAACCGCGTTATCTATATGCGTGGCGCGATACGCGAAACCAGCACCGGTCACTTCCTCACGAAGCGTAGTCGCTGGCGTGTGGAGCATCCTGAACTGATGTATGTGAAGACGAACAAAGGTGAGTTCTTCTCGCAAGACGAAATCACCGCGATGGCGTTGGCTCCGTTAACACAGCCTGTGTTCGACAACGCTGAACGCCGACAGCTCACTCATCTTGGTCTTGGTTACAGTCTGGACCTAGGTAGCTCTGCTATTTGTCTCGGCGTCGGCGCAAGCGAAGCCGGACCAGTCGCAGCGGCTGCACCTGTTGCGGGGCTTGGTATCCTCGCACTGCATTACTACCTGACGAAGCAGGAGATGAAAGCGACTCCGCTATACTTCTCCGTTGCTAGTCGAAGAACCTTTGGTAGCAAGATGACGGACTTCGACGCGGTAGAGCATGGCGCTGTCGGTGTTCACAACCTACTTACCTGCTTGTAGGAGAAGCACATGTTCTCGGTTACTTGCTGCGCAGATCATCGTCAACTCAAGCGGGCTTCGGTGCTTGCGAAGACGCATGCTCGCGCAGTAAGTCACAACCGTCCATTGGTGAAGAAGAATGAAATACGGCTTCGTAAGAAGCTCCGTATCTTCTTCAAACAGCAGGCAAAGCTGCTGAAGCAATTCGTGCTGGCGCATTACGCCGACGCCTACGGCACTCTGCCTGTCGACAGTCAGGTTACTCACGCTATTGTCCACGCGCTGGCGGGCGAGGATTGGAGTGTGGTAGACGACGCAGCAATCGCCGCCATCACAGCCGTAGCAGTCGACGGTGCAAAGGCGACCACCAAGCTGCTCAAGCAAGACGCGCACACAGCAACCGCTGTTGAGTTTGCGAAGAGCTGGGCCGCCGATTACATAGGCGTCGCGACTGAGAAGCTGAGTAAAGCCAATAACAGGAAGTGGGCCGACTTGAAACAGTCCACTCTCGACATGGTGCAGAACGAGGTTGAGTCCGCCATTGAAGACGGCGCAACAATCGCCGAGCTCGCCGCTGCGTTACAAGACTCCGCAGGATTTTCTGCCACGCGCGCCGAGCTGATTGCCAGGACTGAGATGGCGAAGGCGGATAGTCAAGGCGCGCTCGCTTCTTACCGCGCTGTACCAAGCATCGTCGGTAAGTCGTGGCTGGCTGGTGATGCCGAGGCGTGTGAAATCTGTCTCGGTAATGAAGAAGAGGGAGCAATACCGATCGACCAAGATTTTTCCAGCGGGGACGACGCTGCTCCCGCCCACCCGAATTGCGAGTGCGCAATCATCCCGGCCTTCGCGGACGAGATGGACAACTGAAACCAACAAGAGGACATCATCATGCGTATCTTCGGTACCATCAGCAAAATGACCAAGCAGGATGACGGCTCCTTGCTGGTCGAGGGCATCGCCTCCAGCGAGTCGCGAGACTGCCAAAAGGAAATCATCACAGCCGACGCCATGAAAGCGGCGTTGCCCGAGTACATGAAGTTCGCCAACGTACGCGAAATGCACCAGCCCAAAGCGGCTGGCGTTGCCACCGAGTGCGAGGTGATCGACGGACAGACGATGCTCAAGGCATTGATCGTCGACCCAACTGCCATCATCAAGGTGGAAAGCGGTACGTACAAAGGCTTCAGCATCGGCGGCAAGGTCACCTCGCGTGACTCCGTCGACAAAACCATCATCACCGGCATCGAACTCTCCGAGATCAGCCTCGTCGATCGTCCGGCCAATCCGGACGCGGTCTTCAACATGTACAAGATGGACAACGTCGACGACACCGACGAAGTGCCGCTGGAAGAACCGACTCCCGAAGAAGACGTCACCAAGAAGGAAACGCCACCTCCGGTTGGTGATCCTCCGCCGGAAACTCCGCCCTCGGGCGAACCACCTCCGGAAGAGCAGGTGGTCAAGATCGGCGACGCCGATGTCACGCTCATCAAGGTCGACGGCAAGTGGGTCGAGAAGGTAGCTGACGTCGTCTCCAAAGGCTGCTACTCCATCAGTCAGCTGGCGAATCTGGCTGGTGAGTTGGAGTACTTCGCACAGAGCGAAGCCTATGACGCCGCCTTCGAAGGTGATACCAGCACCATCCCCGCGCAAGCGCGCAAGCTGGCTGGTCAGCTTTACGATCTGCTGGTTCAGCTCGTTGCCGAAGACGTGGCCGAGGCCAAGCAGCGTCTGAAGGATGCAGGCAAAGCCGCTGACACCGACGACTTGGCCAAGATCGTATCGACGAACGCCGAGCTTGCCAAAGCTGTGATCGACAAGCTCACCGACGAGCGCGATACTCTGCAGAAATCGTTCGACGAACTGAAGACCAAGTTCGACGCGCTGCCTGCTCCGCCCAAGGGTGTGCTGATCAGCAAGATCACGGACAACGGCGAGGTCGAAGAGACCGAAGTTCCGCTCCCGACCGATCCTGTTGCAGCTGCCAAACTCCTCATCAAGTCCGCCCACAGCAACGGCGGATTCCTCATCGGTCCGGGTTAACGGACTAAGCGAAAGCTCACTCTTGCCGGTGAGTGTGCGCCTGAAATGAACCGGCAAATTAATACCGCTTCACCCATGTCAACAACAGAAGGAAAGACGTCATGACTCTGAAAGCAACGATCGATGCGGTGAAGAAGGCGCACTCGGCTCCTCTTCCCGATTCACTGGCCAAAGCGTACACTCAGGGACTCGGTCTCGTAGCGTACGATCTACAGGCTCCGGCCCTCAACCTCTACCCGGTTCTGACCCCGCTCCGCAACAAGATCCCTCGCGTCATGGGCTCCGGCGGCACGGCCACGAATTGGAAAGCCATCACCGGCATCAACACCACCAATACCCGTGCAGGCGTCTCCGAAGGTCAGCGTGGTGCCATCATCACGACGACCTTGGCCTCGTACGTTGCCAGTTACAAAGGCATCGGCCTGGAAGACTCGGTCTCCTTCGAAGCGGACTACGCAGCTGAAGGTTTCGACGACGCCAAAGCGAAAGCCGTCTACGGGCTGCTCAACTCTGTCTTCATCCAGGAAGAGCGCATCATCTTCGGTGGCAATGCGTCCCTCGCTCTCGGCACCACGGCCACTCCGTCGGTCTCCACCAGCACCACTGGCGGCTCGCTGGCTGCGGCGACCTACAGCGTGATCTGCGTTGCGCTGTCGCATGTCGCATGGCGTGAAGGCACCATCGCTGGCGGCATCCCGGTCACTGTCACGCGTACCAACGCCGACTCCACCACGGACACCGTCAACGGCGGACACGCAGGCAAGTCGGCTGCGGCGTCGCAGGTCACCACTGGTGCTACCAGCACCATCAGCGCTACGGTGGCTGTCACCAATGGCGCTGTCGCCTACGCGTGGTATTGGGGCGTATCGGGTTCCGAACTGCTCGGCGCGATCACCACTATCAACTCGGTGTTGATCTCCGCCAACGCAGCCGGTACCCAGAATGCCTCGGCGCTGGTTGGCGACAAGAGCCAGGACGCTTTGGTGCATGACGGTCTGCTCACGCAGATCTTCACTCCGGGCAGCAACTCCTACAACACGGCACTCGCCACGGGCACGGCTGGCACTGGCACCGTGCTGACCAGCGATGGCGCTGGCGGCATCACGCAGATCGACACGGTTCTGAAGTCGTTCTGGGACAACTACCGTCTCGGACCGGATATGATGTACGTGTCCGCCACCACGCTCATCGGCATGAACAAGCTCGTCATTGCCAATGGCGGCGCTCCGCTCATCCGCTACAACCTCGACGCCAACGGCTCCGGCATGGGTATGGACGCCGGTTCGGTCATCGGTTCGTACCTGAACAAAGTCCTCAACAAGAAGGTGAAGGTCGAAGTCCACCCGGATTGCCCGGACGGCTTGATCGTGTTCTGGTCGGATTCGGTTCCCTATCCGCTGTCCGGCGTCGGCAACGTGGTGCAGATCAAACAGCGTCGCAGCTACTACCAGCTGGAATGGCCGCTGCGTACCCGCAAGTACGAGTACGGCGTGTACGTCGACCAGCTCCTGCAGAACTACTTCCCGCCTGCGTTCGGCGTGTTGAAGAACTTCGCGGTCGCCTGATCCACCTGACGGCTCGGTAGCCAGTCAGTCTTATCCCACCTAGGACCAACTCCCCTAGGTGGGATCTTTTCAACCGAATACGTTGTACAGGAGCTAATGTCATGAAAGTCAAGTTTCCCGAAGGACATGGTCATTCGTTCACGGCCGAGGGCAAGGAGTATCCCATCGACAAACACGGCGTCGCCAAAGGCCTCACTACCGAGCATGCGGCCATTGCCACGTCGTTTGGTGCCGAGAGCCTCAGCGACTCGGACCCAGTCGTACCGAGCGAAGACGAAGACAACCGTACCGAACTCGAAATGGTGCTCGACGGCACCGTCGACGAAGTCCTGGAAGCGATCACCGAGTGGAACGACGAAGCGCTGATCTTGCTGGTCGATTACGAGACCAACGGCAAGGCGCGCAAAGGTGTTCTAGAAGGTATCGCCGCCGAGCAGAAGCGTCGTGCTGACGCCGAAGCTGCCAAGTAAGGAGTAGGAAATGTCCGACCTCACCACTCTCGCTAACGTCAAGTCTTACGGCAGCATCACAACTGCCGAGGGCGACGCGCTGCTCAAGCGGCTGATAACGGCTGCGTCTTCTGCGGCCGAGAAGTATTGCGGTCGTGCATTCCTCTCCACCTCGTACACGGCCGTG